TATGATGCTTGGTTAAATACTAATATTAGATTAGCACACGTTGGTTCTCACGTTTATCAAGAAGGATAATTAAATGGCAACTGGGGTCTTCAGTCTTCGTAAGGTTTATATTAAACAATACCAAAATGTAACTAATAATAATTTTGCGAGTTGGCCTGAATATTCATCAGATTATGGGTATTATGGTGGAGGTTACTCTGTCAATTTTGATAGTACTATTGCAGCGCATGATTATTCTACTTCAACAGTCTATAGCGTTAGTTCTAGTCTTTCAAATACTAGAGATATGGGAACAACATCAAATTCTAATTATGGTTACTTTGTAGGAGGTACAGCATCTTCTTCATCTTTTATAACAGATGCAGTACAAAGATTTGATTTTTCATCCAGAACAGTCAGTCTTCCTGGTAAAAATTTACCACCAACTTCACAAGCAACATCAATGGGTTCAACAGAAAATGATTCCTATGGATATTTTGTTGGAGGGCAAACTTATGTTTTTCCTGGGTTATTTCCTACATTTAGTACTGTTTTAAGATTTGATTTTTCTAGTGAAAATATAAGTCTTCCTGGAAAAAATTTACCTGGAGGAATTACACGGACAAAAACATCCTGCAAAAATCAAAACTACGGTTATTTTGCTGGTTCTGCTAATTCCACTTCCGCCATATTTAGACTTGATTTTTCAAGTGAAACAATAAATAGCCCCGGAAAAAATTTTTTAACAGCAACAACTAAATTAGGAGCAGTTTCAAACAATTCTTATGGTTACTTTGGTGGTGGATACACCCCCACACTACCTAATCTAAGTACAATCACAAGACTTGATTTTTCAACAGAAAATGTAAGTAATCCTGGAAAAAATCTACCTGGAGGTTTAGCATTTGATGCTGATGGCAATTCTTCAATAAGTTATGGTTTTCTTTATTCACGAACTCTATTATGTCGATTAGATTATTCTACAGAAAATATAACACCAGTAATTTCAAACATAACACTATCTCCAGGATCACAAAGCAGAGACATAGGAACATTTGATGGTCCAAGGAAGATATTTAGGGGTTCTAAGACTTATGGATATTTTGGTGGGGGATATACACCAACTACCATTAATATAATGTTAAGACTTGATTTTTCAAATGAAACCGTAAGTTCTCCTGGAAGGAATTTGCCATCAGCAAGAGGCAGTTTATCGGCAACATCAAGTAATTCTTATGGATATTTTGGTGGTGGTGCCACACCTGTTATAATTAATACAGTATCAAGACTTGATTTTTCAAATGAAACAGTAGGTAATCCTGGTAAGAATTTATCAACTGTAAGGAGAAGTTTAGTAGCAACATCAAGTAATTCTTATGGATATTTTGGTGGTGGATATGTTCCTCCACTTGTATTTTATAACACTATAACGAGAATTGATTTTTTTAATGAAACTGTTAGTGATCCAGGAAAGAATTTACTAACGACAAGAAGATCTATGGCAGCAACATCAAGTAATTCTTATGGTTACTTTGGTGGTGGTTTTACTCCACCTTATATCAATACAATTACAAGACTTGATTTCTCAAATGAAACTGTTAGTGATCCAGGAAAGAATTTGCCAACAGCAAGGTATGTTTCAGCAGCAACCTCAAATAGTTCTTATGGTTACTTTGGTGGTGGATACATATTAACTACCATTAGTACAGTATCAAGACTTGATTTCTTCAATGAAACCGTAAGTGATCCAGGAAAGAATTTACCATCAGCAAGAGGACAGTTAGCAGCAACATCAAGTAGTTTTTATGGTTATTTTGGTGGTGGTGCCACACCAGTAATTATATGTACAATTACAAGACTTGATTTTTCTAATGAAACAGTAAGTGATCCTGGAAAAAATTTACCAACCTCAAGATATGGTTTAACAGCAATATCAAACTCAAACTAATTTATGAAAACTTTTTATTTTATGTCTGGACTTCCACGTTCAGGTTCAACTTTATTAACAGCACTACTCAATCAAAATCCAGAGATACACGCATCTACAAACTCACCACTTCTGGATACAATACATTATACGGAAGAGTATCTTTTATATAAATCCGAACAATATAAAGCACACCCAAAACCAGAGTGTGCTCGTAATGTCTTGGCTTCTATTGCTCCTAACTATTATTTTAATACCTCACAAAATATTATTGTAGATAAGTCAAGAGGTTGGGTGAATCAAATACAACACATTCAAGATTACATTACATCAGAACCAAAGATTATTTGTCCTGTAAGAAGTATTCCTGATATTATATCTTCATTTTTAAATCTCATTTATCATTCCAAAACAACTTCATTCATTGATGAAGGACTTATAGCAAACAACTTGGAAATTAGTAATGACAATCGTGCCGACTATTTAATGTCCCCCCAAGGTATTATCGGACAATCTTATCACGCACTTGCTGAAGCATTTCGTAAAGGTAATGATAAGCATTTGTTATTGGTTGAGTATGATGATTTGGTTCAAAACCCACAACAAGAACTGAACCGAATTTATGACTTTTTGCAACTTCCAAGATTTACTCATACCTTTGAGAATGTAAAACCAAAGTTTGATGAGAATGACGATGTTTATAAGTTAGAGAATATGCATACTGTAAGAAGTAAAGTAGAAAAAATACATCGTGACAATTCAAAGTTCTTAAGTGACTATGTAATCAATAAATATAAGCATATGGAGTTCTGGAAAAAGGGGACTCAAAGATATTCTATTTTTGGTTTATAATGCCAGTATTTTCTCTAAAAGAAGCAAAAGAACTTCAAGTAAAAAATGTTTCTGAAAATACTTTTAAGTATTGGGGAGAAAGTGCGATTTATGGGTATTATGGTGGTGGTGGGCCATTTCCTTATATGAATACAATCACAAGACTTGACTTTTCCAGTGAAACTATAAGTCTTCCTGGAAAAAATTTACCTTCGTCAAGAGGTAATTTAGCAGCAGTCTCAAGTAGTTCTTATGGATACTTTGGTGGTGGATATAATTTTCCAGGAATAGTTATATCTACAATCACAAGACTTGATTTATCTAATGAGACTATAAGTGATCCAGGAAAAAATTTACCAGTAGCAAATATTAATATAGCAGCAACCTCAAGTAGTTCTTATGGTTATTTTGGAGGAGGTGGATCGGGAATAACTGCATATCTTTGTACAATCACAAGACTTGACTTTTCCAGTGAAACTATAAGTCTTCCTGGAAAAAATTTACCAGCAATAAGAAATAATCTAGCAGCAACCTCAAGTAGTTCTTATGGTTATTTCGGTGGTGGATTTGATCTTAGTATTAGATTGTGTGTAATATCAAGACTTGATTTTTCAAGTGAAACTATAAGTGATCCTGGAAGAAATTTACCAACATCCAGACAAACTCTGGCAGAAACCTCAAGCAATTCTTATGGATACTTTGGTGGTGGATTTGCACCTCCTATAATTTGCACAATCACAAGACTTGATTTCTCTAATGAAACCGTAAGTGATCCAGGAAAAAATTTACCAGGATCAAGAGAAAGATCAGTAGCAACCAAAAGTAGTTCTTATGGTTACTTTGGTGGTGGTTATACTCCTGGTGCAATTTCTACAATTACAAGACTTGATTTTTCAACCGAAAATGTAAGTAATCCTGGAAATAATTTTTCAACAGGAAGGGCATCTTTGGCAGCACTTTCTGGAGGTCAATCAATCTTTCGTGGTTCAAAGACTTATGGATATTTTGGTGGTGGGCTTACTCCAACTAGTCCAACTTTTGTAAGTACAATTACAAGACTTGATTTTTCAAACGAAACTGTAAGTGACCCAGGAAAGAATTTACCATCAGCAAGAAGTAATTTAGCAGCAGTCTCAAGCAGTTCTTATGGATATTTTGGTGGTGGAGATACTGGAGTAATTCCACCAGCTAATACAATCACAAGACTCGATTTCTCCAATGAAACAGTAAGTAATCCTGGAAAAAATTTACCAGTAGCAAGAAGTATTTTAGCAGCAACTGAAAGTAGTTTTTATGGATATTTTGGTGGAGGATCCTTTGGTTTTGTAGATTATTTAAGTACAATATCAAGACTTGATTTTTCAAATGAAACAGTAAGTAATCCTGGAAAAAATTTACCAGAAGCAATATATAATTTAGCAGCAGTCTCAAGCAGTTCTTATGGTTACTTTGGTGGTGGCACAGTTTATAATCCAAGTTCGGAGTTTGAAGACAATCTTGCTACAATATTAAGACTTGATTTTTCAAATGAAACAGTAAGTGATCCTGGAAAGTTTTTACCGACAGCACGACGTTTTATGGCATCAACTAAAAATAATTCTTATGGTTATTTTGGTGGTGGCGTTAATCCGACACCATCTATTATCAATACAATATCAAGACTTGATTTTTCCAATGAAACCGTAAGTGATAGTCCAACAAGAAATTTACCAACAGCAAGATATGGTTTAGGAGCAACTTCAAGTAGTTTTTATGGTTATTTTGGTGGTGGTCAGACTTCTACTCTTATTTCTAATATTACCAGACTTGATTTTTCCAATGAAACCGTAAGTGATAGTCCAACAAGAAATTTACCAGCAGTAAGAACCGGTGTTGCAGCAGTCTCAAACTCAAACTAAATAAAATCACCTACATCATTTTGATATGAAATCTGGAGCAACTGAAAGTTCTTTTTATTATCTCAGTCAATATTATTCATTTCCAAATAATGTTGAAGTTTCAAGAAGTATAGAAGTCTTAGCACAATCAAATAAGCAATATAAAATACTCTGGGCACACGATAATTGTGACCAACCACAACTTTTAAGACTTCCTGAACTTGTATCACAGATTGACTTGATTGTCTGTGTATCAAATTGGGAAGCAGAACAATACATCAAATACAACCGAGCACCAGCAGAAAAGATTGTAGTTATTCCAAATGGTGTTGCGGATATTTTTCATCTCAAAATACCAAAATCAAAGACAGCAATTTATTTTTCTGGTCCTCATAAGGGCATTGTACCACTTCCAAAAATCTGGAAACAAGTCATTAAAAATCATCCAGATGCAAAGTTAAAAGTATTCTCTTCTCATAATCTTTATGGGGAACAATACGAACAGCATTTTAAAATACCAGAACACTTAGAAGCAATTGAAGAACTTAAGTCTCTTCCTGGAGTAGAATATTCTCCTTGCATTGACCGAGAACAACTTCTTCCACACATACAAGATGCTGCATTCTTCGTGCATCCTAATGTCTGGGAAGAGACCTTCTGCGTGTCTATGGCAGAAGCAATGGTATGTGGATGTTATCCAATTACAAGTGATATAGGGGCACTGAGAGAGGTCTCATTCAATCGTGGTAAGTATATTCCAATGACTGGAAAAAATACACAAGTTGGTTGGGAACCATCTCCAAAGTTTATCAATGAGTTCGCACAAGAACTTTCAAGATGTTTTGATTTCTTTGATAAGGAACCTCAAACATTTTATGCTGCGACAAAAGAACTTTCACAAATCACCAAAGAAACTTATGATTGGAAAAAGATTGCAGTTGGTTGGGAAAAACTTATTCAAGGTCTTCAAGGTTCAACTCAGCAAAGACCAAGATATTATTGTATGACGACAATGCAGTCTTCTGAAAAATACACTCATTATGCTTTAGATACATTCTTTAGAAACAGTATTTTCGGAAAGCAAGACAAGTTTTTCTTAATTGATAATGACAAAACATTTTCAAAGCATTATGATAATGTTACAGTGATTTCAAATGCCTCATCAAAATCATTTGCCGAGAATATGAACTTTATTCTTAAGCAAGCAATTATGGATGGTGCTGATTTTGTTGGATTAAATAATGATATTGTCTTTACAAAAAACTGGAATCAAAATTTAGGTGATTCAAATTCAGTTTCTATTCCTTTATGTAATCAACACTTGCAGGGTGATTGGATAAAGGGGGAAATGGAACTTGAAGAATTTATTGGTAAAGAAGAATCATTAAATCAAATTGCTTCTCAAATTACATCTCAACCACAGAATGTGGCACCAAACTTAATCAAAGCATTCTATTGTTTTTATGTTCCTTATGAAGTCAGTTCAAAGGTTGGTTTATTGGATGAAGAGTTTGGAAAGGGTGGTGGTGAAGATATTGATTATGGACTAAGAGCAGAACAACTTGGATTTGAAACAAAGTTTAATCATCAGTCTTATCTTCTTCATTTTTCTCATAGAACGTTAGAGCACGAAACAAAAGAAGAGAAAGATAAAAGAACAGAGCAGTTATACTTACACTTCTGTAAAAAGTGGGGTAAAGAAGTTGCTGATAAAAGATTGTCTCTTGCAGTAACGCAGAGATTTTCTTGATAAATACAAACAACACTATTAGTTTAATTGGATAAGTATGTCTAACAATTATGAAGCAATTGCACTTGCGACATCTAAAGAAGTTTTAGGTGATGACAATGAGTTTATGCTTAAGGTTCTTCAAGAGGCAACTCGTTGGGAACAAAGTGAAACTGAACTCGCACAAGGTCGTTCAGATTTTCAGATTGAAAAGTTTATCATTCACGATAATTTCACAATCCCATCAGCATTTAAGGCAGCACTTGTCAATCGTAGAAGTGTAGCAGAAGGTCTTCTACAGCAAGTCATTGATGCAAAAAGAGCAGCAAGAGAATTTCATTATAAGTGGGACGGAAAAGATAAGACACAACCAATTTGGTGGAAAACAAGACAAGGTGGTGAAGAATTATCTTGGTATGATATTGATGAGTTTCATTTTCATCGTATGCTTGAGGGTTTGAATCGTGGGTTCAAAGCTTGTGTAGAAGAACTGGAGTGCTTTGATAAACTCATTAATCGTTTGGTTGAACTGAATGGTGGTAAGTTAATTACCAGAGAACAATATAATGAAGACCAACCAAACTACTGGGAACGCAGACTTGCGAATCAATCACTTGATGATTTACTTGCCGCAAGAACTGGGGTCAATGCTGGTAACATTCGTTCAATGAGAAGAGCAAGTGCTCCTACGGTTCTTACGGATGATGTCAATCGTACCAAAGGAACTTTTGGTGACCCTAATAATCCTATGGATTTCCTGAATAGTCTTCAGCAGGCAGTTGCTTCTGGTATTGAGGAGATTACTGGTATGGATCAACAACTTCTTCGTGGTGTTGAAGAACAAGAACAAAAACAAATTCCTCAATCGTTATTTAATCCAGACCTTAAGATAGAGTAGAAATCAAATGCCTTTTGTAGGAGATGTTTTTGGATTAAATTCTGTTTATGATAGACAGTCTTTAAACGTAGAGCAAAGAAATTTATCAAATTGGCCAGAATATCCTACTTATGGTTATTTTGTTGGTGGCACTACGGTCAATGCTCCTACTCAGTCAAGTACGATTACGAGATTAGATCTTGCAACCAATACAACAGGTGAACCGGGAAAAAATCTTCCAGTAGCAAGAGTTCAAATAGCAGCAGTCTCAAACAATTTTTATGGTTATTTTGGTGGTGGATATTTAAATACTTTAGTGAGAATTGATTTTTCAAATGAAACATTAAGTCTTCCTGGGAAAAATTTTACTGCTGTCTCAAGGGCATCTCAAGCAGCAACATCAAATAGTCTTTATGGATTTTTTGGTGGAGGATATGCTCCCGGTCTAGCATCTATTATATCAAGACTTGAATTCTCCAGTGAGACGGTAAGTAACCCAGGCACTAATTTTTCCCCAAGTAGAGCAAGGTTTGCGGGAGCATCAAGTAATCTTTATGGATATTTTGGTGGTGGATATACTCCAACTCTTGTAAGTACAATCACAAGACTTGATTTTTCCAACGGAACTTTAAATCTTCCCACAAGAAATTTGCCTGCTGGAGTTGGTGACCATTCTGCAGTATCAAATATATCTTATGGATATTTTGGTGGTGGAACTGGTGTTTGTACAATATCAAGACTTGATTTTTCAAATGAAACTGTAAGTGCTCCTGGAAAAAATTTACCTTCAGTAAGAAGGGGCCCACTTGCATTTTCAAGTTCTCCAGCAACCAGTTCTTTAAATGGTGCTTATGGTTATTTTGGTGGTGGTGGAACTCCTGGAGGTAGTGGTATTATCAATACTATACAACGACTTGATTTTGCAAATGAAACTATAGATACTTTAACTGCAACGTTGTTAAATCAAAGTAGATCAGGTTCTGCAGTTGCAAATAGTGGGTCATCTTTTAGAACAAGTTATAAGACTTATGGATATTTTGCTGGTGGTACTACCGGTGCAGTACAAGATTTAATCTCAAGACTTGATTTCTCTAATGAAACATTAAGTAATCCTGGAAAAAATTTACCTGCACAAAATCATCAACTAGCAGCAACTTCAATTAGTTCTTACGGATATTTTGGTGGTGGATTTGCACCAGCAACACCCGTCATTTATTGCATAATATCAAGACTTGATTTTTCGAATGAAACTGTAAGTCTTCCTGGAAAAAATTTACCATCTATAAGATTTGCATCTATTGCAGTTTCAAATAATTCTTATGGATACTTTGGTGGAGGATATACTCCAGGAATTGCTAGAATTTGTACAATCACAAGACTTGATTTTTCAACCGAAAATGTGAGTAATCCTGGAAAAAATTTACCCACAACAATAAGTTCTTTAGCAGCAACCTCAAATAATTCTTATGGTTATTTTGCAGGAGGGTTTTCACCTCCTTTTATTAACACAATTTCAAGACTTGATTTTTCGAATGAAACTGTAAGTCTTCCTGGAAAAAATTTACCCACAACAATAAGTTCTTTAGCAGCAACCGAAAGTAATTCTTATGGATATTTTGGGGGTGGACTTACTCCATCTTTTATTTGCACAATCACAAGACTTGATTTTTCCAATGAAACTGTAAGTAATCCTGGAAAAAATTTACCTACATCAAGATATGGTGCGGCAGGAACTTCGAGTGCTTTTTATGGTTACTTTGGTGGTGGTGATTCGCCACCTATTATTTGTACAATCACAAGACTTGATTTTTCTAATGAAAATGTGAGTAACCCTGGAAATGAATTGCCCTTATCAGGAAAAAGACAACTAGCAGCAGTCTCAAACTCAAACTAAATAAAAACATCTACAGTATTCTACTATGAATGATATTCTTGCGAATGTTTTGATTCAACCTAAAGTCGTTACACCAGAAGGGTTGAAGTTTTTAACGGATTATATGAGAAAATCTCATAAAGAACAAATGTCCGTTTTTGATGCTGAAAATAGTGATAAGACCAGAGAGAGACAATCAAAAATTGATTTATCAGCAAGAAATGTAAAGTGTGCTGATTTACTTCCAGTTTTTCCACAAGTCAAAGAGTTACTTGATAATGTGGTAAAAAATGTAATCAATCCTTTTTATGGATTTGAAGTGAGAGATAGTGAAGAACCACAACTACTTTGCTATGAACCAGGAGGGCACTATAAACCTCACAATGATGCCGAAGGTTTATGGACAAATCCAGACGGAACTCAGGTTTGGAAGAAGACAATAGACCGTGATGTATCTACTGTTCTTTTTCTAAATGATGACTTTGAAGGTGGATATTTTTCTTTTCCAGATTTAAGAATTAAAATTAAACCAGAACCAGGTCTTCTTGTTTGCTTTCCATCTTCAAGGTGGTTTACGCATATGGTAGAACCTGTGATTTCTGGAAATCGTTATACTCTTGTGACGTGGATGAGAGTCAAAGGATTTAAAACAAAAGATGAAATAGATAAAGAGATTGCCGATAAATACAATATAGAGGTTTATTAAAGATGTCTCAACTTCTTAAGCACTATTGGATTAATCGTGATACTGGTGGATGGGCAACAGATACACCTTATGGTTTAATGATGCCCAATATTAAGGGGTTGGAGGTTAAGTATAATTTATTTACTGAAGATAATATACAATATTGTTTATCCACTATTCCTGAGTATTTTGAATATGAGGTCACAGTTTCTCAAGAGCATCTAATCGAATATCAAAACAATCCAAATATCACAGTAGTAAGTTTTACAGAAAGACAAGTTGAAGTTCCTAATCGTCCTGGTTTAGAAACAACCGAAGAAACAAGAATAGAAACTGTT